ATTATGGATCTGAGAGTCGGTAGCGATATCTTTGAGAGCGTAGAGGTACGCCGCTGCATAGTTAGCGTGGAGTACTGCGATGACTGGGGAGGCATCCTGTTGGGCAGCTGTGGCGTAACGAGCCGACTGTCTCACTAACTTTTCTATAGACTTGTTCATACCACGAGTTTTGTTCTGCATCATTAGAAATAACACAAAAACTGCGGCTATCAGATAGAGGTACATCTCTTACTTTACCTCAAGAAAGTTTTGACAGTCCTGCATCGTCTTCACATGGTCACCTTCGTCGTCGCGAACTCGGGTAAAAACGTCGTACAAGTTATTGACGTTACCGTAGTAGTTTGAAGCTACAGCGGGTGGATGCTCAAGTGACAGACTTGTCATGTTTTGTTTGAGGAACTCATCATATGTATGGTACGCGTGTTCCTCCACCTGTTCAGAGAGATTGTACGCCATCCTTGGTGACACGACATATAACAGACATGTCAACCAGTAGTATGCAAAGGCTGTATGTTGGGCAAAGAATCGGTCCACGAAACGCTCATCTCCACCCAGTTGTTCCATGATGAGGAGGTGGTGATACTCATTTACAGTCTGTGCGAAGTGGGTCTCTAGGTAATCGGCTCTGCGTGATATACCCAGTGTCTCGTAGAGATGTAGAACGGATACAAATGAAAAGTATGGTACACGAGCTACAGTTTCAAGGACATAGAAACGAGCATAGTCCCGATCCTTATATACTCTGTCAATAACCTTCACAGCTGATTTGACGACAGTCTTATTGATACGTTTCTCAAACCTGCGAGCAGTGTTGACATGGGGCTTTACATGTGCGAGAGTGAGCATATAATTTGTATACACATTTGTTTTTAAATAAAACCTAAGTTAGAGTTTTGACGTGTAATAAAACTAAGAAAGTATGGAGAGCGTCCAAAAGCTCACCCACGTTGAACATGTCCTCAAGAGACCCGACTCTTATGTCGGCCCTGTGGACAAAACCCATGAATCCTATTGGCTACTGAATAACACAAACAAGAACTTTCAAAAGAAGAACATCTCTTATTCACCAGCCCTACTGAAGATCTTTGATGAGATCCTCGTCAACGCGATTGACCGGAACTCCCTTCATCCCAAGAATGTCACCCAGATCTCGGTCTCTGTGGACAAAGAGACTGGTGCAGTCACCATTGAGAACAATGGTCCTCTTGGTGGAATCGGTGTTCGTATGCACGAAAAGGAGGGTATGTGGAACCCAGAGCTTGTATTTGGTCATCTACTCACAAGTACCAATTATGATGACTCACAAAAGAGGATTGTAGGTGGACGCAACGGTTATGGAGCCAAGTTGACCAATATCTACTCCTCCCAATTCTCTATCATCATCAGGGATGGTGAAGAGAAGAAGACCTATACCCAAAAGTGGTCCGACAACATGACTATCTGCCACCCACCAAAGCTCACTAAGCATAGCGCTGCAACATCTTCTGTATCTATCACTTTCACTCCAGATTGGAAACGATTCGGGATGAAGAATATGGATGTCAACATTTACAAGATTTTTGAGAAGCGTGTATGGGATGCAAACATCTGTACAACTCCTAACTGCAAAGTCAAGTTCCAAGATGAGGCTCTCCCAAAGACTTCATTTGAGGCCTACGCCAAGATGCACGAAGGTGTAACCGAACTGTGTTCAGTGACCACTGATCGCTGGTCTGTTTGTATTGGACCATCTGAGAATGGTCTGGAACAGGTCTCATTTGTCAATGGTATCTGTACAAACAAGGGTGGTACCCACGTGGACCACGTGGCTTCTTATCTAGCCAACGGTATCATTGATGAGATGGCAAAGAAGATTAAATTGAAGCCTCAACAGGTGAAGAATACTTTCAACATCTTTGTGAGGGCGACCCTTGAGAATCCGACGTTCTCTAGCCAGGTCAAGTCTGAGTGTACCTCCAAGGTTCAGGACTTTGGGAGTAAGTTTGAACCTGTAAAGACATTCATCAAGAACGCTCTCAAGACTGGTATTCAAGATGAACTCCTGGCTCTCTCAAAATTTAAGGAGATGAAGGAACTTGCAAAGACAGATGGCACACGGAAATCCAAAATTTCCGGTATCCCCAAGTTGGATGATGCGAATAAGGCTGGTACAGCACACTCAGGTAAATGTACACTTATCGTGACAGAGGGTGACTCGGCTAAGACCCTAGCCGTTGCGGGTCTCTCAGTCGTAGGTCGTGATCACTACGGTGTGTTTCCTCTCCGTGGTAAGTGTAAGAACGTACGAGATGCATCTGTGGCCCAATTGACTTCTAATCAGGAGTTCAACGATCTCAAGAAGATCTTGGGTCTCCAACAAGGAAAAGTGTATAAGAATGTTTCCGAGCTCCGATACGGACGGCTTATGATCATGACAGATGCAGATAATGATGGTTCCCATATCAAGGGTCTTATCCTAAACATGATCCATTACTTTTGGCCAAGTCTCCTTGAGTTGGGTTTCATCGTTTCTATGGTGACCCCAATCATCAAGGCTTCTAAGGGATCTCAATCCAAGTCTTTCTATACCGATTCGGCATTCCGTGCATGGTATGGGAATGGCCAACAGGGGTGGCGCATCAAGTACTACAAGGGTCTCGGTACCTCAACTTCCGCAGAGGCTCGTGAGTATTTCAAAAAGATTCAAGATCTGACTGTGAAGTTTGACACAGATATCATGTCAGACAAATCTATTGTTCTCGCCTTTGATAAGAAGAAGGCTGATGACAGAAAGACATGGCTTTTGGAGAGTACAGCAAAGGAGTCTAGTGAACTTGAAGTACCATACGGGAATGTCAAGAACTTGAGCATCTCAAACTTTGTACACAAAGACTTGGTGAATTTCAGCCTCGCAGACCTGAAGAGGTCCATCGCGCATATGGCTGATGGTCTCAAGCCTTCCCAACGCAAGGTTATGTATGCCTGTTTTCACAAGAATCTCAAAGATGAGATGAAGGTTGCTCAATTGGCCGCATATGTTGCAGACAAGAGTGCTTATCACCACGGTGAAGTCTCCCTCGCAGATACGATCGTGAAGTTGGCGAATGATTACACTGGTTCAAACAATATCAATCTCCTTGAACCGTGTGGGCAATTTGGTACTCGTCTCATGGGTGGTAAGGATGCGAGCCAGACTCGCTATATCTTTACGAAACTGACTAAGCAGGCTCGGAAGATCTTTGATCCCCGTGATGACCCCGTTCTCAACTATTTGGACGATGATGGAAGGTTAATTGAACCCGACTTTTACATGCCAACGATCCCTATGGTTCTCGTGAACGGTACGGAAGGTATTGGTACAGGTTTCAGTTGCTATGTCCCACCATTCAACCCTAAGGATATCAAGGATAACATTGGAAGGATCCTTGATGGAAATCCAGTTGTACCCATGAGACCGTGGTTCAGGGGATTCAAAGGTAAAGTACACAAGGAGGACGATACGTGGATGATGGAAGGTGTGTGGAACTGGAAAGGGATGAATATTGAAGTCACTGAATTACCACCTGGTCGTTGGACACAGGATTACAAAGAATACCTTGACAGTCTTGTTGAGAAGAAGCTGATTGGTGGATTTACGAATAACTCTACAACTGAAGATGTTCATTTTGAAATTACGGGATACTCTGGTAAAGATCTCCTCAAAGATCTCAAGTTGAGGAAGACTTTCCATACATCAAACATGCACCTTTTCCACCCTACGAAGGGTATATACAAGTACTCAAGCCCTGAGGAGATTCTAAAAGACTTTGTTAAACTCCGTGAAGATCACTACGTGAAGAGAAAGGCGCACCTCATCAAGGTTCTTGAAACGAGGGCTACCATGTGCGGATACAAGTCTAAGTTTGTGACTATGGTCATTGAGGGTAACATCGTGGTATTCAAACGCAAGAAGCAGGACCTTGAGGAAGAACTCTCCAAAACGTTCCCAAAGATTGGTGGCACCTATGACTATCTCCTCAACATCAAGACTGTGCAATACACAGAAGAATCTGTCAAGGATCTCATCAAAGAGTCCAAACAGGCTAAGGAAGAACTTGAAGTGATGAAGAACACCTCACACATTGACATGTGGAAAATGGATATTAAAAATATGTAAACAATAGATAGGTATGGGTGAAGCTGCGAAAATTTCGCTCAAAGCTATTGGAAAGCAGGATACACACCTACTTTCCAAAGATCCAGACGAATCACTCTTTAATTATACCACTGATCGGAATCATTCTGATTTCAGAAAGTATCACAGAAACAAGAATGTTGTGAAGCCGGGTAACGCAGAGGCTTCATGGCCATTTAATAAAACCATCAAAGTTGAGTTCAATCCAAGAAATATGGGAGACCTTTTGAGTAACATGTATTTGAGTATAACAATGCCAGCTATAACTGACGGTAACTACGCTGATCAGTTGGGTAGACATATTCTCAAGAGTGTCACAATGTACGTAGATGACATTGAAGTTGAAAAGATCTATGACGATTGGGGAATTCTATATGACGAGCTTTATTTAGAAGTGTCTGAAAAGGTAGCGAATAGATTTCTTATCAATAGAAACCTTGGTTTTGATGACGCACCCACTAATGTTGGCGTTGCCCGATACGACTCAGACCTTGTCATCCCACTTCACTTCTTCTTTTCCCGTAAATTTGCGAGTGATGAATATTCTTCAAACAAACCTAATAGACCTTATTTTCCAGTTTGCGCAATTCACAAACAGAAGATTGAATTTGAATTTGACTTCCACCAACAAACCTTCTTTACGGATACGACAGATACAGTGACTCTACCCTCGTTCAATCTTGTCACAGAGGAGATAACAGTAAGTCCCGAAGAGAGGAACTTTTTTACGTCCCAGAGACAGACATTGATAACAGACCTAGTTAGGAAACATCCAGTCATAGTGAGTGACCTCAACAGGGATATTATAAAGAACAATCTTGTTCCAAATATCCCTGTGAAGTGTATTCATTGGTTCTTAAGAAATACAAAGTTTGAGGATGAAACTGAAGCTATAGGGGACCCCGTTCCCGCTACCGATGGAGAGCGTTTGTACCAAAATCGTTTCAACTTTTCATC